AGGATATAAAAATATTAAATATTATGCTTATGAAATAGATAAATACGCTATGCAAGTTGCAATGAGTAACTATACAGATATTATCTAGTGTGGTGATGCATTTCAAGTCCGTGAGGATAATTGGACATTATAAGTTAGTTCGGACTTCAAATATTTAACGTAACAAACATCTTATATGCGATGGGGGGGGGAAGGTGATACTCTATGTTAATAAATGATAGACAGATAATAATTTCATCAGCAGGAAGTAGAAAAGCTACTCTATGGCTTCCACAAACATTATACTGGTCAGAACTTTTAGAAAAGGTAAGCACACCTGTTAGAAGTACTGAAACAATAGCAGATTATTTAGGATATCCGAAGAGTAAGCAAGATAACCTTAAAGATGTAGGGGGCTTTGTTGCCGGAACTCTTGAAGGAAATAAGAGAAGAGCCGGCAGTGTAAAAGGTCGTGACGTAATAACCCTTGACCTTGATAACATACAACCGGGTGGAACTAAAGATGCAATTTTAAGAGTAGAAAGTTTAGGTTGTGCCTATGCAATTTACTCCACACGTAAGCACGAAGAAGCGAAACCTAGACTTAGAGTACTTATTCCACTGGATAGAACAGTTACAGCAGATGAATATGAACCACTGGCACGTAAGGTAGCAAGTTTAATAGGTATAGAGCTGTGTGATCCAACTACATTTGAAGCTTCAAGGTTAATGTATTGGCCATCATGTTGCGTTGATAGTCAATATGTTTACACTTATGAAGATAATCCTTTTATAAATGCTGATGGAATATTAGCTAAATACACTAATTGGCGTGATATAAATGGATGGCCGGAAGTTCCTGGAGTAAAACAAAATCATCAAAAGCTTGCGGCAAGACAGGAAGATCCTACAACTAAAACTGGAGTTATAGGAGCCTTTTGTAAAACTTATGATGTGTATAAAGTAATAGAATCTTTTATTCCTGGAATATATGAACCGTGTGATGATAATTCAAATAGGTATACTTACACCGGTGGAAGTACTGTAGGTGGTGCTATTGCATATGAGAACGGTAATTTTCTATATTCACATCATGCTACTGATCCAGCAGGAGGAAAACTATGTAATGCATTTGACCTAGTAAGGCTTCATAAGTTTGGTGAGATGGATGATGATGCAAAGCCGGATACTCCTGTAAATAAGTTACCTTCATATAAGGCAATGTGTGAATTTGCTGTAAGCGATAATTTTGTGGCCACAATTATTAACCAGGAACGGTATGAGAAGACAACAGAAGCTTTTTCACAGCCGGTGGATGATGGTAATATTGCGAACTGGATAAGTAAATTAGCATTAAGTGCTACTACTGGAACGCCTTTAAAAACTATAGACAACATAGTGCTTATACTTGAAAATGACCCTCTAATAAAAAATAAAATAGCATTTGATGAATTTGCAAATAGAGGAATAGTTTTAGGATCCCTTCCATGGGATAGCAATGATACTAGAAGAGACTGGAAAGAAATAGATGATGCAGGATTAACTAGATACCTTGAAAAGACTTACGGTATAACTGGGGAGAAAAAAATATATTATGCTATTGCGTTATGTGCTCATGAGCATACCTTTAACGATATTAAAGAGTATCTAACTAATCTTAACTGGGATGGGATTAAAAGACTAGATATGCTACTTGTCGATTATCTGGGGGCTAAGGATATACCCTATACGAGAGCAATAATGAGAAAGTCGCTAACAGCAGCAGTGGCAAGAGCTATGACTCCAGGAGTTAAATATGATTATATGCCTATTCTTGCAGGGCCACAGGGTATTGGTAAGAGTACCTTTTTAAGAATATTAGGCAGAAGTTGGTTTTCAGATAGTCTTCAGACTTTTGAGGGTAAAGAAGCAGCAGAGCTAATACAAGGAACATGGGTAAATGAGATAGGAGAATTAAATGGATTTAATAAGTCAGAAACAAGTGCTGTAAAGCAATTTTTAAGTAAAACAGAGGATATTTATAGAGAACCTTTTGGAAAACGTACAGGTAGATATCCAAGACGTTGTGTATTCTTTGGTACTTCAAATGAAAGCGAATTCTTAAAGGATAGAACAGGAAATAGACGTTTTTGGCCAGTGGCTTTAAGTGAGCAGCAGCCTACAAAGAGTGTGTTCAATGATTTAGAAGATGAAGTGGACCAAATTTGGGCAGAGGCCTTTTTAAGCTGGCAACTTGGAGAAAAATTATATCTTACAGGTGAAGTAGAGATTGAAGCTAAACGCCAGCAGGAAATATATAAAGAGAGCAATGCTAAAGAGGGCATTATACGTGAATTTGTAGAAAGACCAGTGCCACTTGATTGGAGTAAAAGATCATTAGGTGAAAGGCGATTATATTGGTCCGGGGAGTTCGAAAGGGGCAACGTAGAATCTATAGAACGTGATAGGATATGTGCGGCAGAAGTATGGTGCGAATGTTTTGGTGGTGATATTAAGTATATAAAGAAGACGGATACAAGAGAAATTAACGATATTCTAGCAGATATATCAGGTTGGAAAAAGCACAACAGTACATGCAGATTTGGTTGTTATGGCATCCAAAGAGGGTTTGTAAAAGTGTAAACATTGCTAAGAAATTTGTAAACATTCTTGTGATTTTTGTAAACATTCCAATAAATGTAAATGTAAACGTAAATGTATACAACATAAACAAAACAATACAGAATGTTTACAACAATGTTTACAGCCTAAGCCATTGGTACTACTATCTTTATATATATTTGTATACATTGTAAACATTAATAATATATAGAATATAAAATAAAGAATATAGGTATATAGGTATATTACCTAATATGCCTAATATGCCTAATATAAATATATAGGGTATTTTATGTGTCATTTGTTTACCAAGGTCATATGAAGGAGATGAAAGGATTTGAAAACTATAAATAATTTTTTAAAAGCCATAAACGGAGATATGGAAATACAAAATCTAATAGCTGACAGCACAGATTTGAAAGATGATTACAGACCACGAACGAGAAATGGAAAATCTAAGAACAGAAGTACTAAAGCGGGAATAGCTTTAAAATACTTTTGGGGTAGCATAGATGGGGTTAAGCTTAGATATGTTTTTGAATCCAAATACAAAGTTAATATATCGGATAAGCGCTTAATCGGGGCACTGAAAGACGCTTTATTGATATACATTTCTCAAAAGGAGATCGTGAAATGAGAGAAAACGTAATTGAAAGTTATTTAGTTAAAAAAGTTAAAGAAGCAGGCGGCAGAGCCTATAAGTTTGTTTCTCCTGGCAATGCCGGAGTACCGGATAGATTAGTTTTACTTCCAGGAGGGAAGATTGCTTTTGTGGAACTTAAAGCACCGGGTAGAAAACCTACAGTACTTCAAACAGTGCAACAAAAAAGAATAAGTGATTTAGGATTTAGAGTTTATGTGATAGATAATAAAAAAACTGTAGATCAGTTTATAGGATTAAAGGAGAATGAGATAAGGGATACAAGCGTTGGAGGAACACTTTATAAATGCAAAACATGCGGATTGTTAACCAGCGATATATTTAAGAGTTGTCCTTCATGCGGGGTAGATAGAAAAGATGGTGATTAAAAATGAAATTCATACCACATGCTTATCAAAGATACTGCATAGATAGAGTATTAACCGATACCTCTTTAGGGCTATTCCTTGACATGGGACTTGGAAAGACGGTTATAACCCTTACAGCTATAAACGATTTAAAGTATAACAGGTTTGCAATATCAAAAGTACTTGTTATAGCACCGAAGAAAGTAGCAGAAGCAACCTGGGCCAAAGAAGCTGAAAAATGGGATCACTTAAGAATGCTTAGAGTTATTTCAGTACTTGGCCCAAAGACAAAAAGGATAAGAGCTATCAACACACCTTCAGACATTTATGTTATCAATCGTGAAAATGTACCGTGGCTTGTTGAATATTATAAAAATGCATGGCCATTCGATATGGTGGTTGTAGATGAATTCAGCAGCTTTAAAAATCATCAGGCTAAAAGGTTTAAGTCCCTTACCTGGGTTAGAAGTCATATTGATAGATTTATAGGGCTTACAGGAACTCCAGCACCTAATGGACTCTTAGATATATGGGCACAGATTTATTTGCTTGATGAAGGTAAAAGACTGGGGAAGAGAATAACGCATTTTCGTGAAAGATATTTTGAACCGAACCAAAGAGACAGAGATCATGTGTTTAGTTATATGCCAAAGCCGGGAGCCAATGAAATTATACAGGAGCTTATAGGTGACATATGTGTAAGCATGAAAGCGGAGGATTACTTGGAACTTCCGGATTGTATCACAGTAACTACACCAGTGGTATTAGATAACAAAGCTAAAAAATCATATGAGAAGCTAGAAAAGGAAATGCTTCTTGAAGTTGATGAAAGTACAATTGATGCAGGAACAGCAGCAGTACTTACAAATAAGCTTTTACAGCTTTGTAATGGTGCTGTGTATGATGAAAACAGAAATATAGTGGAAATACACGATTGCAAGATAGATGCATTCCTAGAACTTGTAGAAGGACTTAATGGCCAATCAGCATTAGTGTTTTATAATTTTCAGCATGATCTTACCAGGATAAAAAAAGCATTAGAGGGAATGAAGCTTAGAGTTCGTCAGTTTAAAGGTCCACAGGATGAAGATGATTGGAACGATGGGAAGATTGATATTTTGATGGCCCACCCTGCAAGTTGTGCATACGGACTTAATCTACAAAAAGGTGGTCACCATGTTATATGGTTTGGGCTTAATTGGAGCTTGGAATTATATCAGCAAGCTAATAAAAGGCTTCATAGACAGGGTCAGAAGCATAAAGTTATAATACATCATCTTGTTGTGGAAGATGGGGTAGATAACGATGTTATGAAGGCACTGGGGGATAAAAGTGGAACACAGGATAATCTTATGAATGCATTAAAAGCTAGAATTCAAAAATATAAGAGCTAGGAGGTTGATAGTGTGGAAGAAAGTATAAGTCGTGAAGAAGCTATTAAAATAGGTGTTAGAGAAGGAATAAGGTATATAAAAGAGCAGGAATATTATAAGACTAAAAAGAGATACGACAGAAGGCTTAGAAATACTAGGTTACTTCTTAAGCATTATAGAAGTTTGAAAATCCATGGGAAGATAACTGATAGTTCAGTAAATGCAATTTATCAAGATAATGCGATAGATGTATTGGACGATATAGAGGCCATAAATGACGAAGAGCAATATATTCAGGCTTTGAGTAGGACTAAGAAGAGAACATTAATCATAGTAGGGCACCTAAACAAAGCTATGAAGTATTATGAATCCGTATGTAAAAGCGAGGGGAAGGCTAAAGAGAGGAGATTTAATATTATTAAATATATTTATATAGATGTCTGCAAGGATGAAGTAGCGCCAACTTATGATGAAGCGGCAGAGCATTTTAGTATTACTGTTAAAACCATTGGAAGAGATGTAAGAGGTGCAATAGAAGATTTAAGTATTTTATTTTTCGGCATAGATGGAATAAGGCTTTAAAAATGTCCTTGTCAAAAGGGTATTAAAGCCAGTAATAGAGCCAAAGTTTGCAATTTTCACAGCTGAAAAAATGTCCTTTTTAGTGGGATTGACGTACCTTTTACAATATGATTTAATAGTATTGTGTAAAATTATAAAAATTAAATATCTTGTACAGGGAACGCCTTTAGTGGGCGTTCTTTTGTTATGTTTAGGATAGAAAGTGAGGTGGCATTGGTGAAACTAACACAAAAACAGAAGGCATTCGCTGATTACTATATTGAGTTAGGCAATGCCACTGAAGCAGCTATTAAAGCAGGTTATAATAAGAAAACAGCTAGACAGATAGGAAGTATGAACTTAACAAAAGTTGACATAAAGAATTATATTGATGAAAGGTTAAAACAGCTTGAAGATGAAAGAATAGCGGATGCAAGTGAAGTATTAAAGTATCTTACTTCCGTTATGAGAGGTGCAGTTGATGAAGAAGTAGTTGTGGTTGAAGGTTCTGGAGATGGATGCAGCGATGCAAGAAAAGTAAATAAACAAGTTGGTGCTAGAGATAGGAATAAAGCGGCAGAGTTACTGGGTAAAAGGTATAGATTGTTTGTAGATAAGGTTGAATCAGAAAACAATGTAACAGTAGACACTACATCAAAGCTTGATTCAATATTAGATCAAATAAAGGCAAGAAGAAAAGATGAGTGATGAATATAAGCTATCAGAAAAATACCTGGACTTCTTAGAACATGATTCACCAGT